CCACCTGATTTTCCAACTGTGCTAACCGTTTAGCATTAGGGTCTTCGTCAACAGTTTCACTATCATATTCTGTTCCACTATTCACAGGAAGATTGTCCTCCACACCAAACGCTGATGAAAGCGCAGCTATCGTCCCAGAAGGATCTGTTTCCAGAGCTGAAGCTATTGCCTCTGCTTGCGATAAACGCTGTCGTTCTTCTGCCAGTTCCTGCGTTTTGCGAGTATAATCCGCTTGACGCTGGTAACCGTCTTGAAGCTCATTTAGGCTGACCTGCTGTTCCTCACCATCGATTTTAACGACGTAAGTTCCGTCAGGTTCCGTCACTGCTTCTGCTGAAACTTCTGAAGTATCCACTGTTGTGGGTTCCGTTGTTTCTATGTTTTCTTCGGGCATTAGCCCCTCCTTCGGAGTCCAATTTTTTTGGTTGTTCCTATTTAAAAAATAGCACTGTCCCAATAAGGGTTACAGCGCAGGTAAATCAAGCCCCATTTGTCCTTGAAGCTGAGTTAAAAGCTCTGGAGGAACACCACCAGTTGGGGCAAAAGCCCCATCTGGAGATGCCCCGACAGGTGCGCCAGGGGGAGGTGGCACCATGTCACTAGGTCCTTGCATCGGTGGAGCGCCTCCAGCACCTTCAGGTGGCATAGGCGGTCCTTGTTGCATAATGAACCTTTCAGGATCTTTAATATCGAAACCTGTTTTAAGAACATGAACAGCTAACGCAGTTGGGTCAATCACAGTACCCACAAGAGGAGCCAAAGCATTAAGCAAAGAAACCGCTTGTTGTTTGCGTATAGTGTCATTCATAGGTTGAGTGGAACCAGCTTCAACACTGAAATCGTACTCACCTACAATATCTTCCCTAGAAAATGGGACAAACAGATCGTCACTTCCCCTGTTAGGGACCCTAGCCATCTGCTCCCCTGTCATAAACTGTTGCATCAGCTGAATGACTCTTCTGCCAAGCATACCTATAGACAATTCAACAATAGCTAACTTGTCTGCAGCTCTAGCATTCTGAGCATCAGCAATAATCGACGCTTCAGTAGCTGTACGACGAATCTCAGGCATAGCACCTCGTGCATATTCAGAAATACCTGAAACCGTGTTAATGTCAGCTTCAATAATGTCACTGTAAGCATAAATCTCAGGCGAAACAGGAACCTGGGGCATCGGTGTGACAACTTCCGATAAAGGTTTGTTTTCGTCTACGACAGGCACCATACGCCCATCTTCATCAGATTCTAAAGCTTCACGACCTTCAGGTCCAAAAGACCTTTCATGGAAAAGATACTTTCTCGCATACCTTTTCCTGTCGTTCATTAATTGTGAACGAGTTTTATCCAATTCTAATTGTAAAGACTCAATAGCTTCCAGATCACCCATCGGGTAAAAATAGTCTGGAACATCATAATTGCGGAGCATTACAAAAGGTTGACCGTATGCGTAAGGCATTGGAATAGGGTCAACTAAAAATTCGTCACTGTTCTCCCCCCAAACACTCAAAGTGTTTTTAGAAACATCATAAAATTCCCATATAGTCACACGCTCTTCGTCATACAAATACTCTCTGTTGTCAAGATACTCTGCGGCATACATAGGGTTAACCCCAGCATCCGCTGTGAGCCTTTTACGAACAGAAGGCTTGTACCTTTTATCTTCTTTAGCTTCCGATAAAGGACGAACAATTTTTTGAGCTATCCAAGTTAAATCATCCATGCAAGTCGCTTCAGGATCAACAAAAATGTCAAAAGGAGAAACCCTTTCAATAAAAGGCTGATCCTCAACAACCATCATCGCTGTTTGAGGAACATTAGCTGCCATTTCCTCATCTGTGGGTAACTCCCCAGCAAACATAGGAGACTCAGCAGCAAAATTGTCAACCTCAACAATAGCCTGATCCAAAAGACTTTCCTGTTCCGATTCGGAAAGAGAACGCTCTTGTTCTAAAAACTTCCAACCAACCTTCAACCAGCCGTGACCAAAAATAAGAAAATCTTTAACAGCCCGACGGAAAGGAGTTCGGAAATCGTGATGCTTCCACAAATGGTTAACAACAGCTTCAACAAAAGCAGCCCTGTCACTATTCTCAGGGTCATTAGCAGAAACAACAATCTTAGGATGATTAACAGAAACACTAGGTGCTATAACATTAACCGTCGAAAAAGAAAGATTAACAGCAATAAGATCACGTTCAGCTGCAGTTGTTCGGGGCCAATGCTTCCCACGATACAAATCGTTTAAACGCCGCCAAGTTTCCGTATAGCCTTCCTGGTCGCGCCAACGACGCGCCCTGTCTATACGCTGGGCATACTGTTCATGCAACTCTGCTCTTGTTTTACGTGCCATCAGACTTTCTCTATGTTTCTACCTTGCGACTTAGCTTCAGCGATAACTTTCTGTTCACGCTCATTACGAGTCAAATGCATCTCATCAGGAGCAAGCGCACGTTCACGCCACGCCTTATCCGTGATAATACGCAAACCTAAAAGCTTCTGTCTCCATTCCCACAACTCTTCAAGCTCACTGTCAGTTTTAGGACCCTTGTGGGTTTCAACATATTCAGCAAACTCTTGAAAAGAAGCCTCTGGAGATAAAACCGCCACGGTTAACTATGGACGTTTAGTATGCGGCGTGTAAGTGTGACCAGCTAGATCAGGCTGTGGTTTAACATTAGGTTCAACATTACCAGTTGTACCATGCTGATTCATTGGTGTTTCACGAACAGAGTTCTCACCATAACCACCAGTTTGATTAGCGTATTTAGGACTGTCTAATCTTTGACGAGCAGAGTTAGGCTGTGCAGCATCCCACAAAGGGTTAGTTACAACAGAACCACCACGCTCCATCTTATTGTTTTGACCTTTCGCACCATCAACAGTTTCAGTTGCGCTGGTATGCGAAACAAAATTTCTTGCCATTAAATTACCTTTCGGTTTATAGGAATTCCCTACTAAGAGAAAAACGGTGTCCCACGAGTAGTAGAACCGCCTATACGCAAATCGTCACCAACAGCTGAAGACTTGTCAGATAAACGAGCAAACCAATCCAAAGTCCAATAATCATCAACCTTCTGAGCATACTCAGGGGCATAAGCATACTTACGCATCTGATTAGCTAAAGCCAAAGCAATAACCCTGTCATCATAAGGAGAACCATTCATAGTACCCCTCTCAGTGCGAACAAAAGTACGCAACTCAGCGATAGTGTGACGATCATAGATCGTCAACTCATTGTTACGCAAAGCCATAGACAAATCATCAATCATCAAAGGTTTAGTAGTACGAGTAGTTTTCCAACCAAACTCCTGAGAAACCTTAGCAGTAGCCTGGTTCAACGATCTGCGCCTAAACAAATTAGGGTAACCCAACTGTCGAAGCTGCGTGATCGTAGTTAAGCCATGGTTATTAGCCTCCACACAACAAAGAGCGTCACGATACCACAAACCCAAAGACAACACTTCATCAGCCAACGTATCAGGCGGAATATGACCATGCCAAGATGCTACCAGCTCACCAGTATTCAAATCCAGTACATGAGCGCAAGAATAATCCCCATGCACCAAACCCTCAGCAGTATCAACCCCCATCACATAACCGTGACCTGCATTAGGAGGAACCCAAACCTCTAAACTCATTTACGAAACTCCACTGACCTGGCAGACAAACGATGCAAATAACCAGTATCCCCAAAACGCACACGCTTATTCATCTCCTCCAACAAATCCAAATCAAAAACTGGGTTACCTGACTTAACGAACGCTTCCTCCGCTGTTGTCGGATACTCCTGAGCTAACTGCCAAGGAAGCATCGAATCTTTCTTTTCCTGATACCATGCTTCGTCCCTGTCTTCGGTAGCTGACCAAGGGAAAAACATTGGACCAAACTTGTTGTTACCTGTCTCCGCACCTACCCACAGTTCGTGAAAAAAGTTACCTGAACCGTTAGCGGTAGACAAACCGATAATCCTACCACCCACATCTGCTACAGGTTCAATGGAAGCCCAAGCTTCCTCAGCGTTAGGAAGGAAAGCCCACTCATCAACCACTATCAGAGTAGCTGATTCACCACGAGCAGGATCTGAAGCTGAAGGCATTGAAGTTATTTGCGAACTGTTATCGAAACCCATTTTCTGTTGATGCTCCACGATGGACTTAGGTCCACGTTCGAGCATCCATTTAGGCAAATGAGAGAAACCGTATTTAGATTTTTTCAACAACAAAACAGACTCACGTTCAGTCCTGGACAAATCAATAATGTTCTGATCAGCGTGAAAAAAAGCTAACCAAAACTGGTGTGCAGCTACAAGAGTAGTCCAACCTATCTGCCTTGCTTTTAAGGTGAGACTGTAACGGTGATACTCCCAGTGTTCGAGAGCTGTTGCTTGTGCGTTTCGTAAATTAAAAAGGATACGACCATGAGCAGGATGAGCGATATGCCAATACATGCGTAGGAAATACGACTCATCTCTTTCACATTTTCTCCACTCTGCTTCTTGCCGAAGCTCACTCAGACGAGACATTATCATATTTCACAGAAAACAATTACCTGTGTCACAAGTTTCTGGTTCATCTTCATCATCATAAATAAAATCAAACCTAATTTGATCTGGCAACCTACTCAACCTGCCTTTACGCCACAAACGAGCAGTGGAACCAAACGCTTTTTGAGTCCTTTTACTCATCTCAGCTTCCAACTCGACAGCCTGTTCAAACAAATCGGGGCGCTGCTCACGTAAATCCAACCAATAATCCGTTGAATGATACGGGCAGTAAAAACACGCTGAACGCGGAGCTTGAGGCAAACCAGCTTCCTTAACAATACGATGACAGTCATTGCGAGTTAAACGCAGATCTATCAAAGGATAATCGTTGATTTGAAAATCTTTAATGCTTGTACGCATCCGTTGAATCTCATCCGTTGAAATACCCAAACCACACAAAGCAGGAGAATCCCCAGTAGCCCCATGCTGCTTCTCCCATTTGTAAACTACATTGATTTTCCAATCCGCTGTGCAATGCCGTTGACGAGGCATACCTGATTCTAAATAAACAGGAATAGGAATAGCAGATTTTAACCTGTCAATATTTTCCCTGATCGAATACTGAGAACCATCCCTCCAAGTGCGTTTCAAACAATGCAACTCCAAACCATGCTTTTCAGCGAAAGGTTTATGAACATTCTCTAAATAGTCGTAAGTTTCAGGATGCTCGTCGCCAGTATCAGCAAACAAAAAAACTTTGTAATCAATTTTTCCTTGAGCTGCTAAAACCATGCAAGCAGTAGATTGAACACCGCCTCCAAAACTAAAAACTTTCAATTGCTCCATGTATCATCCAGGGTGATTAATAAGAAATTCCTCATACTTCTCAGGTGAATCCAATATTATCGTAGTATACGAATAACTACCAGCATCCTTCTTATCTTTCCCCAACGTCACAGTAATCGCACCAATCAAAGTACCCACAGCAACCAACAAACCAGTAACAGCCACAATAAGCTTAATCGTCTTATTCATCTAACCAACCAACGCATGTACAATCCGAAGTAACACCCCAACCACAAACGCTATACACAAAAAACTCCCCATCACTATGAAACAAATCAGAAACTTCTCGCTCTTCTTTAACCGCATGCCTCACACTCATCAGGAGTCTCCAAACCACACTCCAAAGGCTCATCATACTCAGACCAATCAAACGGAGCGCCCCAAGGAGTAAGCAACGGAGGGCGCTCACCCAACTGCTCTGTAGGTAAACTCTCATACATCGACAACTTCATCCACCTCAACATCCTCAGACTCAGGTCTAAACTCAGCAACCAAAGCCTCCAACTCATCAGCCAACTCAGAATCAGACAAACCAGAAACAGACCTCTCATCATCAACAACAAGACGACGCTTCGGAGTAAACTTCTCAATATACTGCAAATACAAAGACGCAGCCTTCACATCACCAGCAGCAGCCTGAGCAAACAAAGCATCAATAACACCCTGAGTACGCTCAGGATGAATATTCAACTCCGCAGCACGACGATCCCACTCCTTAACAAAACGAGGATCACGCTTAATACGACGCAAAGAATCCTTATGTAAACCATTCTCCTCAGCCCACTCCTTCTGAGTCTTAGGCACCCGATCAGGACCCCTCAAAAGCCAATCCAAAAAAGGACCCCAGCTGTCAGGCATAACCTTCTTCTTCGGGGAATCATCAAACTTGTCATCCATGTCAACACCTCCACTACTAAGATCAAACGTCCCAAATGGGACAAACATGGGACATTAATAGGAGACATCTGATATCAGATAGGCAACCTAACCCAAAAGGTTGCCATCAGATGTACAAACTACCCACAAGCAAGCAGAAGGCTAAACAACACCCCAGGATGTCAACCCACTGCCAACTGATCTCAAACAGCTTAACGCATTCTAGATAGATATCTATACATATTAAAACGCGCGCGCCCCCACCCCCTTGGGGGTAGCCCTGCGGACGTACATATGTATGTGTATTTATTTATATTTATTTATTCGTCTGTGTTTGTGTGTTGAAGCGTCTGTTTTCAAGATAACAAGGATTATCTTTCTACAAAAACCCTGAAAAGTCGGTGTTAAAGGGGTGTTTTAGCGGTAGGAGATCGAAGATAGGCGAACCTTCGAGCTGCACTTGAGACTAGCTGGAAAATCCCTGGAAAGTCAACGAAAAACCCCTCCCCCAGCTGTCTGATGCCTGTTATTTATTTCGCAATTGTGCGGACGTGGTCACGCAAGGCGTAACCGATCATGTTTATTTGTTCGGATGTTGTGCAGTTGTGTTGTCTTATTTAATTAATGTTGACCCGATACCAACTTATGCATCTAGTCGGGTATACACTCGGATTATGGC